TCAACAAACGTTACCCCGTGTATTGTCGAGAAGTTATTTGCCAGGGTAATCATGGGCTCATTGATGTCCTGGTCTCGGACTAGCCGGGTGGCCCCTGGACACGCCGCGTAGATATGCACCTTCTTTGTGGTGGTGATACCGCTCCGCATGACCCAGTTGCCCTCCGATAAGATGAGCCTCCCGCCGCCCTTCGGTAGCGTGGCTATGGCCTCATAGATTGATACGTCTGGCGTTACGACCGGCCCGAGGTTGGAGATGTGCATCTGTAGTGCGCGGATCTGACTGTCTCTTCCCATGTGTCTCATCGAGCCCTGCGCCGCCGGAGAGACCAGCGGTACCGAGGGGAACAGGTAGCCCTGCGGGTTTCTCCTGACCTTGAATGTCTTTGAGGTCACGTATGACGGGCTCCTCAGAAAGCTCATCGCTGGTCCCCCGCATCCGATTCAAGGGAAAACGATTGGATGACAAGCCCTGACGGTATCCAACCGGCTGCCGTGTTTGCTGGCCACGCAAAAAACCCGACCCTGCACGAGCGCGAGCGCACGCTGCCGCACTGCGGGGTGGAGGAGAACCAGTCCCTCTCCATCCATTTGGCTGTACCCCATTTCATGGGCGGTGGGGCTATGCCATTGTCCCCATACGTGACAGCGCCGCTCAGGGTCACCCCCGTGGCTCCGCTCGACGCAGCGGTGGTTGCCGACTGCACGGTACTCATGTCGCCCCAGAATGATGTGGACATCGGGTTCGGGTGCATTGGTATCCCGGCTGTCGTTTGCTGCCGGTCTGGGTCTGTAACAGCATCAACTGCCGTTGGCCCCTCCACGTCGTGGTCGCAATGCCCCTCTTCGCCCATGGCCATCATCACGGGGGTTGAGAATGTTCTATTTGCAGGGCCCATGGCCGAGGTCCCCTGGAAGCTCCTGCCTCTAGAGAGCATCTTTATGCGAACTGGTCTAAAGACCGTTGTCACATCGCTTTCCTTGAAAAGCCGCCCACTGAGCCAGCATGTTGGGATTGCGTGGTTGTTGCTGTCCAGGGCTTTTGAGTGGTCGTATTCCAGCCCATACTCCTGAAGCTCCGAGTCTGCGCTGGTTGTAAACACCCTCTCAACATTGCGCTCCCTGACGACACACCCGCTGAACATGCACGAGCCAACCTGCTTCGGGCTCTGGCCCCCGGTGTACCCTCCATAAATGGCAGAGCCCTTCATGTAGAAGGTCCATGCGGATAGCTGGTAGTTATACACAGCAGTAAGAGCGAAGCTGAATGTCGCATGCATCTGGCACTGGATAGAAAACCAGACCTCGTTTCGACCGGGGATATGGAGGGCTTGGGTCAGTTGCTGCCCACCGCCAGCTATTTTGAATGGCCATCCAGCATTTGATAGAAAATGCGACATGTATCTCGGGGCAGCATGGGCTGCTGTGGAGTCGCCCCACAGTGAGCCAATTGGGTCACTTATCTTCTGGACCATGCCCTTTGTTTTTTGCAGCCGACTTGTCCCACCCATGAAGGCGTATATGCCATCGTGAGACATGAAGAGTATCGAGTCGCCAATGTTCACCACGCTGTCTGGGGCAACGCATCCCACGCCATGCACGACCTTGTGCATTGCTAGCGGGGATTGGGATCCAAGGATGCCGACAAGGAGGTAGATTGCCTTGTCTGAGAAAATCACCAGATTGCTCTGAAACGGGATCATCCCCGTGATCTTCTCTCCGGGGTCAATCGCCGCGAAGCTGTCCCTCTGAATCGCAAAGGGGTCGTACAGATCTGACCACGCCAGGAAATCTGGCTCAAGGGACTTCATCGACTTGTCGTGTTTTCCTGTCGCCCCCCCCGCAAGGTCGGGGGCATCCTCAAGCGGGTCTGACAGAGTCACTGTCTCCCCCCGCCGGAACCCGGCGTAGAAAACAGCCTGCTGATGCACCACAGCGATATCGCCCCTTGGGGGGGATATCCAATACGCCTGAGATATGGCAGCCTGCTGCCTCGTGAGCATTGTATTGGTCAGTTCAAATTCAGAATAATACGTTGGATCGAAGACATACGTGGCATATTGGGTTGTCACAAGACATACGTTTGCAGCCGTATCAACTTCTCCATCCCCATCGGTATCCTCCGGGCCGAGCATATCAACGAAGCTACACCGAAACTCCGGGTTGTTCGGCTCACCAAGCGTTGATGTGAGATTTTGCCCGGCAGTGAAGTTTGAGCCATCCCTGATAAGGTACTGCCCGTTTTTAGACAAAGGCAAAAACATGATATCGCCATTTGCCTTCGGACCCACAAGCAGCAAGTACTCTTCGCCGTGAGATGAGGTGAAGTGATGTATCTGCGCTCTTTTGACTGCGATGCCATTCAGGCGATTTTCAAACCCACGTCGCGACTCAATGAACCCTCGGCTGTAATCAATGTTGATCGAGACGGCGGCATGCTCCGGCTTCTGTGCGTTTTCGCGCTCCTCAACCCCTGGGAACGGACCACGTATGGGGATAACCTTCGGCATTCAAGCTCCTAGTGGTGCCCAATATAGCGTACTTGCCGAGGCTCGTCTGCATTGATTTCCTCTGCGTGCTGCTCAATCTCCAGTTTCGAGCTTTCCCACAGCCGGTCTATCGTGGGGTTCTGGCCATTCTGCTTTGAGTTCATCAGCCACGCCAAACAATACGCGACCGAATCATGAAAGCTCTCCGCCATCCCGCCCAGGCACTCGGTTGCATCGCTCGTCACCTTGTCTAGCATCTGGACGTAATAGATGGTGCATTGCAGCGCCTCGCCTGGGAGTGGTGCTACAAACAGCTTAGTGCCCCTCAGGCAGTAGTAGCGCCCCCTCGGGACCCAGTACGGCGACGAGTCTTGCAGGAACTTCGTTCTGTCCTGGAACATCATCGGCTTCCATTTGGCTGGAAGGTTGGCCGAGGTCACACTCCCGGCGGTTTCCTTGCTCTCAATGCCAAGGATTTTGTATGGCACAGCCGCGACTCCACAATCGGAGACGATGTCCTGGATTTCCGTGTCCGCCGGCCAGGCAAAATTCGTGCTGGTGTGGTAGTGCCCCGGATTGGCCTTGACCAGCATCCGCCACACGATTCGGTTCGCCTCGTCGAACAGGGCGTTCATCTGGGTGTCGGTCCAAAAGAGCGCACCCTTCTCGTCCATCAGGGTCTTCGCAAGTGTCTTTGCCTGGGCCCTGGTTAGACTTACCGTTGCCATGTGTTATCTCCAGGAGGTCGGCCCGAACCATTTTGTGGATGCGGGGTGTTTGGGTATGTATCCAACCTTGTTCTTTACGAGCGGCTTGATTCGATCAAAAGCCTGCTTGGCGGCGTACTCAAGCTCATCGCCCTCGCTTTTCTCTTTCGTCTCTTCAATCCAATTTGCATGATCGAACTGAAGCATGTACTTCTGACCGCCCTGCCGCCATAGATCGCACCGCTGGATATATGGTATAAGTCTTGGATCTCGAATGTGGAGCGCCAACCCATCGTCGGTCTCCCACCGCTTCCAAATGAAGGGTGCTTGCTCGGAGGTAGCGATTGTCTTTGCACCATACTTCATATGCACAGTCGCAGGAACCACCCGAGCAAGCATCCATCGCTTCTCTTTTCCACACCAACCGACAATAAGTTTGTCATCATGCACACGCTCGCGGATACGTCGAGTCTCCACGTCGTTCCACTTGATGCGCTTGATGTCGCGCCATTGTCGCTCAGTGAGTACCATTATGCATCCGTAGGATCGGCTAGGTCGCTAACCTGCGAACCGCTGGTCAACTTGGGCAGGTACGCCCACTCAATACCAACCAAAACCGGATCCATGTCGTTGGCGTCCGCTGCAAGCTCCACGTCCACCGTGAGGTAGTCCGTAGTCGATGCAATCGAGTCAGCACTAATCGCGCCCCACTTCGTGGCGTGGATGACATCCGCCACGCCTGTGTGAGCATCTGCCGCAATCACGTTGTCCAGCGCGGTAGTTCCCATCGCTGCTGTCGGAGCCGTGCTGTATGCCTTCTCCTGATACCATACAGCCCACGTCACCTCCATGCCTGCGGTTGCCCCCGTCCCATTGTCAGACCAGATGCAGCGCACAAAAATATTGTTTTCCGTGTCCCAATAGCTTGGAACCGGGAACGTCAATCGGGCGAAGTCATTTGCGTCAGTAGGCTTCACACCCACCACGCCTAGGGCGCCAATTTCTGACAGCTTTGAAGCGCCGCCGATGGTTCCCTTGATGTGCGTTGCCAACTCGTAATAGTTGAAGGTGTACGCCGACATAAATTCGGTCTTGTACTTGTATCCGATATTTCGGTCTTTAATCATGGCTCATCACTCCACAGTTTTCCCCCCGAAGGGATACTGAATGAAAAGGAAGGGGGGCTTCATGCCCCCCAAACCTAAATTAGAAAATGGTATTGCTGATTGCCAGGTCTTTGAGAAGGACGTGTGTGTTACGTCGCTCGCAGCCCAACTCACCGTAGAAGCACATGAATGCTTCCCAGGCGTCTTTATCGACAACACGGCTCATCATTGAGCCATCCCGGTTAGCCCAGGCCCAGTCCTTTTGGACATAGTATTTAATGTCCGCAGTATTGACAAAGTACAGCGCACCATACGTGCAGTGCTTGTCAAACTCAATTGGGATCGGGTTAGTCCCGCCGGCATACGACAACTTCTGGAAACCACCGCGCAATTGCTCGGGAGCATATCGCACGTCAGATGTCAGAAGGTTGATGTACTCACGCCGTGCGCTGTGGTGCCCCATAATCAAACCGGGCTCCGCACCGCCAACCTCATCAGCCGTATCCACAGCCAACTGCATCAATTCCAAGCTCAACGGGCGGGCTGTCCCGCTGTTTGCAAGCTCAGATGCAGCCCACTCCGGAAAATCCGTCGTACTGATTGCCTGGAACGAGCCCGACGATTGGGCTTGAACGATATTGGCAATACCAGTCAACTCGGCATTCATGCTGTTGGATCCCGAACTATCGCCACGAACAAAAACATCATCTTGCGTAACGGCAGTTGAGGCGTCCAGCACGACCTGGGAGTTTGCAGAATCGACGGACTCGATAAACGTGGACCCGCGATGGGTCCCGTCTGACGCCAAAATGCTTACTTTCATCCCAGGCTTGAGATAGCGCGTTCCCGCCTTGCCGTTCCCGGAATCTAGGGTCTGCGTTTTGCTCGTCGTGGTGCCCGCAACGCTCTTAACGCCTAATACGCCAGTGAGATCCATCACGGAGTTATCTGATGCCTTGCGCGGCAATAGCCCGAAAAGCTGACGGTTCAAATCGTCACGCAAGTCACGGCGCATGCCTTCGACCTCAGAGCGCAATGCCGAAGCAAAAGCTCCTCGATCTCCACGGGATGCCTCGATGACCGGACCGGTTAATTCGATTCGACCGTAAAGGTATTTCGCGGAAATGTTGACATCATCGTATCGTTGGCGATCTGCCGCTGGCAAAGTTCCGTTCTCTCCGCGAGCACCAACGCCAGAAGTCCGACGAAGATTCACAGGGAAGACGATCTTACGACCAACAAAGCTACGCTTTGATTTTTCAATGTGCTGTAAAAGGGTTACCTGAGTATTGAGATGGTCTCGCACCGTGCCTTCAAAGAAGTCTTTGAGGACGGCATTAAAACCGTTAGTAAAGGTGGTATCCGCTGCTCCCGAGGGAAGTGGAAATCCACCGCCTTGACCTGCCATGGTATTTTAGCCTTTCTATTCGATTGACAGTAAGTATTCAATCGCGGCTTCTTCGGCTAGATCGAGGTCATCTCCAATGTCTACAGGCTTGATTGCTCCCTTGCGACCAGCAGGCGCGAGTCGGCGTCCACGGGGTTTATACCCTCGCTTGGATGCCCACTCCTCAAAACGCTTGTGGGTCCCGGAATGGCTCTTTTTGGCCAAATCCATCACCCGTGCGTTTGGGTTCCTGGCAAGTGCATCGAGGACAAACAGATCGTTCATATCCGGGTATTTGCTTCGCGCCGAATCAAGCTCTCCTCGAATTTGCCTTTCGGCATCTTTGACTTGAGATTGACGGCTATTGCTCTCTTGTCGAGAGTGAAGCGCCCGAATAATCTTCTCCAGCTTGGCGACTTTGCCTTCAAGCGGGTCTGAATAGGCGTCCTCTTCTGCCTCACTTTCCTGGTTTTGGGAACTCGCTGCGCGCTGCATGTGTTGGACATATTGCTCCATACTTGCCTGTCGTCCGCGAAGTTCGCTGAACTGCTGCATCAACTCATCACGCTCGGTCCTCAGGTCTCGCAATTGCTCGCGGGACTTTTTGAACCGTTTGTAAGGAATTGGTTGCGGCTCACCATCGTCTCCAATTTCAGGCTCATCGTCGATATCGTCCGACGCAAACGAAGTGTCCTGATCTTCTTCGACGCTATATTCCGAGGACGGCGTCTCCTCGTGACTGTTATCGCCCGCATAATCTTCCATGAAGCTCTCCTGGTTTATCGTCCCAGTTTACGAAGTTGGTTAGGCTTCAAACCCAAACTCATAGTCCGCTACGCCAGGGCCCCGTGTCCCAATCGCTTGATTAAGCTCCGGAGTGCCCCCACCCATTAGACCACCCTCACCCATGCCTGCTTCTCCCGGAGGAGCCATCGGCATGGCTTCAGTTCCTGGTGCCATTATAGCGCCTTGTCCTTGCGCCATGTCAACACCTAGTTCATCTCCGATCATCCCAGCGGGCATTTCAGGCGGCGGCATGTCTTTGCCTCCAGCCTCTACATAGCTCGACCACCAGGGAACACCCTGTGCATTTTGGCTTTCCATGTAGTAGTGCCAGGCTAAATGTCGGACAAAATTCTCTTGTACCTCTGTCGGCAAGATTCGATATTCCACGCTCTTCATGAACGCCATGTGAACATCGATGTGAGTGAGGTGGTCTTCCCACGGCTGCACATCAGACCATCCGCCGTTTTTGATTAGTTCCACTTCCTCTTTCGAGTAGTTTCTGTCTCTGGAGTCGTCGCCTTCCAGCAGGTCTGTGTCGCCAAATTCCATCATCTTGCGGGCCATCATCTTGGCCTGCGGGTCTGCCGGATCTCCAAGCAGCCCAACCTGGAACGCTTGCATCACTTGCTCGCGACGATACGAGGGATGCTTCGGTAGCATCGAGTTTGCGACGATGCGGACATCGGTGCTCTGGATATCAGATGAATAAAAGTCAAATACATCGATAGCCTTGTTTTTGCCCACCGCGCGAATCGTCATGGGAATCGGCATATAATCGCGCCAGAATCGAAGCAAGCAGGCGCATAGGTCCTCGATTGCCCGCTCCATCTCGCGCACCGTGGGCCCGAGCTTTGTTTGATCTAAGTCAGACAAAAGGCCAATGGCGCGGCCAGATGTTGCCGCAGAGGCAAGCCCCCTGGTGATGTCGCTGACGCCGCTGATTGCCTCGATGTGGCCAATCTGCTCGTCCTGAATAGCGCGATGCTCCGGAGACAGTGGAGGTGGGGGAAGAGGTTGTGGGGGCCTTGTGGCGGTGCGCGAGTACACAATCACTTCCCCCGGCTGGTCGGTGATTTGATGCTTTTCTATTGACCCCTTCTCGGCTAACCATTTAGGCGAGGCGTGGATGTTTTTGTTTTCAATTCGCTGGCTTACCGCCTTATTTAATTCCTTCTGCGGAGCGATTATTGACTTGACGACTCCCTCGCCGGCAAACTTTCCAGGCGAGGTGACGTGCCGGGCCATTACAAATGGCATCATCCCATAGGGAAGCTCGTTGGATTGCTCCAGCAAGATATCTCCGGCCACAACCAGATATCGTCCGTCTGGGAAGCGGGGGGATGGGCGCTCGAAATACTCCAGGACAACCACTCGGTCCACGTACTTCTCATCCAGGCCCTCGTTGCCGCTGAACTCTTTGATGATTTGCGCGCTCTGGGTGTCGGCATGATAGGAATCGGACTGGCTGACGTACTTGCCCTTGGGCCAGTTGTCTTTGATTTGGTCGATATGCAGCGAGTTCGCATGCACAATCCACCGGGCGCTCTCCAGGTCCTTCGCTCCTGGGTCCCACGCCACGTCCAAAACACTCAAGACATCGACAACAGGGAAGCCGGTCTTTTCGGACTTGCGCTTTTTCTTCGCCTTCGGCTTGGGCTCGCCCTCCATCTCTTCGGCGCTCTCACCGACGACCCCTTCCAGGTGCTCTACGATGGGCTGCTCTTCTTCAAACTCATAATCATGCCCAGCCGTTGGATCCCACCACACGCGAAAGAATGCTGTGCCTGTCGTGGCCATCCACTTGCAGAACTCATGCATCTTCACTTGCATGTTTGTCTCGTGCCAGATGTGGTTCAAAAGCTTTTCAGATGCCCTGGCCCGATCTTTATCATCATCGTCATCGGTCGCTGGCATGACCATGAAACCGGGGCGGTTTTCAGTCAGCTTGCCCACAAGGGTCTCGACCGTAGGCATGATGTAATTCAAAGTCATCCGCACGCGCCATGGTGGCGGGGATGGCTCTTCCAGCATCTGGGTCACACGGTTCCAGCGAGTCCACTGCTTGCCGGTGTAAAACGCTGTGCCCAGCCAGGCATGCTCAATGACGCTTTGTTTCGCTTTTTCGGATAGCTCATACTGCTCACGCACGAAAGAGGCCAGCTTCTTTTCTTTGCTTTTCGGCTCGTAAGAGGCCTTTTTGCCCTCTTCGTACTCTCTGGTGATCGGGCCATCCATCTACCGAGGCCCCGCCCCACCAGTTCCCATCATGTTGAATAAGGCTTTCAGCTTGGCACCCCTGTCACCCCCGCCGGGAGGGCCTGCCATTCCACCACCCCCGCCGGGAGACGTGTATCCTGGGTGTGGGGCCATGCCTTGTGTGAGCGGTTGTGCGGGCATGTTTGGTGGCCAGCCCGATGCGCTGGACCCAGAAAGCCCCCGGCCCATACCTTCTGTGAGTGGTTGTGCAGTCATCGGGCCCTGGGGAGGGGGCCCCTGGGCGCCCCTTGCAATCGCGCCTGGATCCTGCATCAACGCCAAGAACTCATCGGCCTTCAGCGTCTTTAGTATTTTTTGGATTGCCTGCTGCATAATGTCAGTGGGGTCTCCACCTGCCCCATTGGCGTCTCTCATCAGACTTCTCCTTGTGGGATGCGCTTACGAAGGTTCATGGTCGCTCGTATTCTTGCATCAATTGGTTTGTAAATGGAAGGGCTTGTTGGATTTATTACTGTCTGGGGTGATTGTGGCACCAGCGTGGATAAACCACGCATCGCCATTTTGGCAGCCTGCGCTCGAACATCTGCCGAGGGAATCATTGGCGAGAAGGTGTGGATGAGCCGGTCTCGAATCTTCTCGAATACGGGGTCGATCGCCGTTCCCCTCTCGACGCTCCTCTGCCCGTATGCTGCCATTACGAAAGGCCACTCCGGATGTTTTGAATGGCCATCAGGTTCGCAACTCTGTCGTGGCGCGGGGTTTCGCCGCCACGCGGGTACGGGATATTCTGGCGCGCTGGCAGCATGAGCCGAGTGTCATATGCACCCCCAACATTAGCGAGGGCTTGCCCGTACCCAGCGCCGACCGCCTGCGGGCGAGCCTTCCCCGGCTTCATTGGGCTTCCCCCGAATATTTCGCCTGCGATGCCCGAGCCAATGCCGCTCCCAGCGCCGCTCGCAAGCCCACCGAAGAACATCGCTGCCAGCCCGCCGGCTGTTAACGTAGCGGGGTCCATGCCTACTCCTTCCGGCCCGCGATTACCGCCTCGAGGCCATCTCTTTGGTACATGTCAAATGAGTCCCACTGCTTTGCCTTGTCAGACTCAATTCGCAGTTTTTCAAGCGCGTCTCTGCGCGTGGAGTCTTTGTGCATAAGCCAGATGAGCGCAACCTGCATTGTCATAGTAAAAATGTAGCACAACAAAAGAAAGAAAAGTAAATAAGTCTGCATTACCAGTATTCCGATGAGCCCAAATGTGGGTCCGTTCTGGGTGTGTCCCCTGTCATCAGGTCTTGCACATACACCGCTCCGCGTTCTCGCTTCGGCTTTGGTGTAATGTCAATTTCCGATGTCATCCTCTCTGAAATTTCTGAATCAAGGTAAAGGGCGATAGCCATCGCCATTACCGCATCATCGTGCTCTCCGGGCATCGCCTCGGATTTCCCTGTCGATGATTCGATAAAGACCTGGCATTCGCTCAGAAGGCGCAGCGAGTAAAAGTCCCACGATTTGTCGCGAATGGCTTTTGCAAGCGCAGCAATCGCCGCATCCCTTTTCCCCTGGGCCCCGGTTCTGAATCCAAACCTTTGCGTCCAGTTACCGCTCTGGGAGCGAACGTACAGGTTTTTGTATCCGTCGCCGCCGTTCATATCCAAAAGCTCACGCACCACAGCCAGCCCTGGGCCATCGACTTCTGGGACAACGATTGCGAAGTTGTAGGCTGTGGCGACCGCCGCAGCTTCTCTGGCAACAACATCGGGCGGAACTCTGGCATAAAACTCCGCCACCTGGCAGCGGTCAGTGACATCGAGGACTTGCACGCAGCTAAAATCCCCGTCATCGATACCATGGGCCGAGTCGATTGTGGCGACGTACTGGTGATTGGGGTCCACCTCTTTGTAGACTTGCCAGTTATCTTGCCCCGGGAACAGGGCGAGCTTGAACCCATCGTATGAAGCGGCTGAGCCCACGGTCATCGGCGGTGGGTTGTCTTTCAGTTCATCGATTCTATTGGACACAATGACTTGATCGAACGGGCTTTTCCCGCTGGACGTGAACGCGATTTGCGCCGAGAGGGGGTATTCGGTATCGAACCGGGTCATATCGCCATCGAACTTTGTTTGCAGCACTTGCTGTGCCCACCGCACCTGGCATGGCTTCAAGTCGTATTCGACAGCCCGCTCGGTCCACATCTCGTTATAGCCCATCTGCCGGCCCATATCGAAAAAGAACTCCATGTCCTCTCTTTCATATGCTTTTACCAGTTGCTCGTGTAGCTCCTCGTCGCCTTTTTGCTCGTCTAGTCTGTAGCGGTCGTGCTCTTGCCACCCGAAGAACAGGGCTTCAAACATATTGCCCGGCTCACTGCGGTGCGCTTTCCAGAACCGGTTGTAGAATGCGCCGGAGGCTCCATTGGCTGTGGACTCGATAATGATATAGGTGCCGGGCTTTGGGTCTACCGAGCCCATCTGCGCCTGGAGCACATCCTCATCTGTTGTGGAGCGGCGTCGTTTCCACCAGAGCGCAAGCTCTGAGATATGAACAAACGATGGAGTGGACCCACGGGCCGCATCGGTGGAGCCCTGGGTTTCCACAGAAAAGCGGGACCCGTGTTTCCAGGAGATTGAGGCACCGACAGCCTTACCGGGGGCTATCGCAGCAACGGCGCTGGGCAGGTTTTCCTGGTAACGCTTGGCGATTTGAAAAACTTCTTTGGTCGATTCCTTCAAGTGCGCCACAACCTTGGCGTTTGCATGCGGGTGGAACTGGCAATAGTGATGCGCCATGGCCTCTATCAACGTAGAGCAGCCCATCTTACGAGCCTTGAGGATAATGATGCGTACTGGCTTGTTCTCAAACTCCTGGTTCTCAATGGTCTGGAGGATTTTCTCCTGCTCTTCGTTCAGGATAAAGGGCACCAGCTTGTAATAGCCGTCTGTGAGCGCACGGATTTTCAGGCAGTGTTTGAAATAAAACCGCCTATCGCGCTTGCATCGATCCCAAAATTCCTTAGATTCCATGAAACCCCATAAAAAAAGGAGGTGACCAGCGCGCCGAACATCGGAACGGCTAGGGGACTGGCCACCTCCCAATAGGAAGAATGACTGTCAGGAGATTATCACTGGCTGCCGCTCGGAGCAACTCTATCCTTTTTCCGAGCCGTCTTCACACCAGCCCTCTTCAGCGCTTTGCGTATCTGGTACATCGATAGACCTGTGTTTTTACTGACCGCCCCCATCGTCAACCCTGTCTTATACAAACGCACCGCATCTCTTTCGACTGGAGTGTTATCTCCCTGGGTGTGGGATATCCCCAGGCTCACCGTCTCTGCACTAACACCGTCAAACTGTGAACGAGCCTCACTCTCATCGAGCTTGGCCTCCAGCGTATCTTGCCCAAATGGGTCCCACCCCACATCACCAGATACACTGACCGCCTTTTCCACCATCGAGCCTATCTTCTCGCGCACCTTCACATAGCTCTCCACCCCACGAACCAGCCGGCCCAACTCCACAATATCGCCGTCCGCCTCCTGAATCGCCCCCTGCAACAAACGCTCCGCGCTCACAGCAGCAGATAGCCAGTAGCTCGCCAGGTCCTTCTCAACTACAGAAGCCGGTATCGGTTTTGTTATTGATTTCTCATCTGTCACGATGATAATCTTGACACATGAAAACTAAAACTCAACAAGTATCTGTAGCTTTGGACGATGCGTGTCACGAACTGGTTCGCAGGACATCAGCCAGAACGCACCTGAACATCCAGACCCTACTTGATATCTCCGTGGAATCATTCATCGGCTCTTTGGAGAGCTACGGCTTATCTGCTCCCGTGACAGACAGGAAGGCACCTAAAGGGCAGGGTCACGAGAAGCGGTCTGTCATGAGCAAGGACCTTCATTCCAGGCTCAATCAGATCGGGGTCTTTCTCAACGTACCCATCAGCGCCATGGTGCGAGACGCCATCCTCGGCCAAAGATTCAATTTCCAAAGGTTCCAGCCCGTCAACGCAAGGGCAATGGGCTCTGTAAGGCAAACGCTTTTCAAATTGGAGCAGCAGCCACCCCCGGCTTCCTGATCACACACACACACTTCTCACGCGGGGGTGCGCGTATGTATATACACGCGCATAACAAAGGGGGGTGTGTGTGTGTGATTAAGTGTGTTTGTAAATACCCCAGATTTGTAATGTGGATATTTGCAAGCATATCGCGCGCATGCATTTGGAGCGCCAGAAGTACTCCCCCCCAAAACGGACAATGCGGACATGGCACAATACTTGCTTGTGTGTCGGCCCAAAAATCTCATTCTGATACAGTGTGTCAAAATGACACATGCATAGGTCCCCAAACACCCACGTGCATGGGTCATAATTGACCGACAATTTCGTTAGTGCACACAAGGCAAACAAAACAAACGTTCACATTTAAAAACGGACGTTCGTTATGTTATAGGGCAAAAAAGAACACACGTTCGGAAGCGTGTCCTTGATTCCGGTTATCGGATCCGAGCTTTCAGCGCCGCGTCATCCGCCGCCCATTCCACCCGACGCTGGGCCAATTTCTCCACCCGATCCGTCCGCATCCAAAGACCAGCTATCAACTCCCGGGTCCGTTCTCGCCTCTTGAGGGCGTCCGCCACTTCCTCAACGGTCACGCTGTCATACTCACCCGGCACGTACGGTCTGTCCAGGTCACGCAATCGCTCCCGGTCTCGCTCAGCATTGGCAAACGACCACCGCTGAGCCTGCTCCCGTCTCCCCTGCGCCTGATTGTCGCGGATTCTCCCGACCCATTCTCGCCTGTCATTCATAGTCATTCCCCTTTATTTAAACTGTGCACCGTTTTTATACCACATTCTGCAAACTAAGTAAACACCTATTATAAAACACATGGCACACGTCTTGCTTGCCCTGCATCTATCATGCCAACTAAGATTACAAGCAATGTTCGTGCCAACATAGCCAACACACATGGCACACACCTTGCTTGTGCATGCATCATACGTGCCAACATAGCTATCATATCACACCACAACAATGCACGTGTTTTGCGTGTTTCACGTGCCAACAAAGCCCCGCAGAACCACAAAACAACGCAAGTATAACCGCAACACTGCGGTACAATCTGCACACTAAATGTCGATTATGCTTGCTATCATAGTGGGCATCCCCTATAGTAAGAACATCCCAGGAAGGGACTGGCCGAAAGGGAAGCCAAGTAGGCGCAACGCAGGAAGCAATAGCTCATTGAAAACTGAATACTAGAAAGGGAAGCCCTGACGGGTAGACCTAAGAAAGCGCGTTCCGCTTACTGTGTCCACAAGTCAAACCAAAGGAATGGTGACGACTATGGGACAACGTAGCAAAGCGATACGGAAGCAACAACGGCAAGGCAAAGCACGACGACGTGCCAGCCAACACTGTCAACAGGCGTCAACGTCAACCATGCGGACTGACAACGAACATGCCGCAAACCTGGCGACGCAAGACAGCGAATGGCACAAGGGTTGCTCTATCTTGGAGCAAGTTATCGAGCTTTTCCAATCTGTTAGCGTTCCATTCGCACACAATAACGGGCGGTGTCCACGGTGGTTACAATCACGGGTCCGAAAGGATGACTGGTCATACAGGCCTGGACGCAGTCCGCGACGACGTATCAGGAAAGCGAGCAACAAACCACGAGCAAGCAAGAAAGCTGCAAAGCGACCGTTGGAACGTCGGATTGTAGCAATGGCGCAGCCACGGCGATTGACAATGTAATCTAACCGGCTTGTGGGCACTGTTGGCGGAATGACTTTTAACCAATGGAGAATGACAATGAAAAAGCGAGCAAAACGTTTTTGGCTGGTTTCAATTGGTGATGACCTTAAATTAGAGGTCCATCAGTGGGGCAAAGTAGATCCACGGACTGTATATCCATCTTACCGCAACAACCACGGGGCCTGTGCCCTCGTTTGGATGCCCACTTGAGGCAATCGGGAGAATGGGCATGACTGAGAAACAACTGGACGCCATTAAGGCGCTGGCCAGTCGCTACAATAGCGACCTTGACCACACGGACGTCTTGCACGGTACCGATGACTTTGGCCCACACGGGCTACCCGCCGGATGGGTGGAGGTCGTTGTAATGGTGCCCGGCGAACACTCCGCACAGGGAAACCCGCACAGGGAAACACGGGTGGCCGTGGTCGCTGGCGTGTCACCCGAGGGGAATGTCCATACCTAGAATCGAGCCCGTCACACTGTGGCGGGTTGCTTTGTGGGAATGACCTCACGATTTGACGGGAGAATGACAATGAATCCATCAGAACTACTTTCAATTATCTATTTTGGTGCGGTGTTCACGCTGGTCTACGGATTCACGTGGGCAGTGTAGTGATGAACTGCGACGAAGTGATATTTACAGTGTGCTTTGTTGGCCTGTTCATAGTGACGGGCCTTTTATAGGAGGGGCGATGGAAGAGCAATTAACAGGATGGCGAATGCTTGGCTACCTTATGTTCCGGTTCAATTTGAGCCTGGCGCAAGCGGTAGAGTCAATGACCCAAAACGGCCAGGACATGGCCTTTGTGTATGAACTGATAGGAGGGGAGTAATGATTTTCACATTTACTGAGGACCCAGGACACGCATGGCTTCCGGTCAAGCGTAGCCTGTTGAAAGAATTGGGAGTCGCTAGCGACATCAGTTCCTACTCATACCAGGAGGGCGATACCGTCTGGTTAGAGGAAGACTGTGATGCTGGCGTATTCATTAGAGCTTGGAAGCAAGCCAATCCAGACCAGCATGCAAGCTACGGCTCTGAGTATGTGGAGGACACGCATATTCGGGGCCTGCAACCGTATGGGGGGGAGTGATGAAAAAGATTGAGTACAGCCAAGCTGTCAATCCAGCGCACAAGGATGCTGAAAGCATACCCGTAGCCGTTACAGGGTATGACTTCGGCGTGCCTGGCTTGGCAGTCCGTAAGGCATGGGGGTCATGGCAAATTGACCACGTGCCAAGCGGTTACCGTGTAATCACTTACTACCATACCACTCGGAGGGAATGCGTAGGGTGTGCATTGCGAGCACAAGAGCAGGTCCCAGGCATTGACTGGACGGCCAGCAAGGAAGCGATAACAAGCGACCTCCTTGTGCTTGCCACTAGGGACTGGCGGGACGTGTTCGAGAGGGGGCATGTTTACCACACGAAACGTGAAAGCACAGCATAACGGTATGCCACGGATGGAAGGCAAAGGGAGAATGACAAGGAGGAAGAATGACAAATTCCGTAAAGGCTTGGGAGGGACCAAGCGCGATTAATGGCGAGCCTATATTCTGTCTGATTACGGCTGTTGAGCGTGAAAGCAAAAACACCAAGACAGGGGACATGCTACAGGTCGCCACTATGCACGCCACAACACCGCCACAGCAGGCTGCCAATGAGGGTCTGGATGAATCGGTGTGTGGCAATTGTAAACTGAGGCCAATCCTGAAGGACCTACGTCCCGAGGGGCTGTACTCCTGCTACGTCAAGAAGTGGAGGATGAAGGCACTGTGGGGGTTTGTGAAGGACCGCGTGCCCATGTCGGGATTGGGCGTGAAGGAAGTGCTTACCAGTACCGACAAGGCGGTGCGCTTTGGGATGTATGGCAACATGTCGTCCATGCCTAAGCTGGTGGCTGAGTGGATGCTGCTCGCAGTCAAGAATGCAGGGAAGAAGTGGACGCTGTACGAGCATCTGTGGCGCGAAGCAAGGAACCAGTGGCTGGCTGAGTTTGCAATGGCATCGGTCGAGTCTCTGGAGGAAAAGGAGGAAGCCAAGGCACTGGGCTGGCGCACATTCAGGCAGCTAAAGCCAGGGGAGGAAATGCAGAGTGATGAGGTGATGTGTCCCTTTGTAACCAAGGGCATCCAATGCAAGGACTGCCGACTGTGTAGCGGTAACTCCATTGGAGCCAAGAGCGTGGCGATACCAAGCCACACATAGGAGGATGATGATGAGTAAACGCAAGGCCGAAGTCTTTAGGATTCCAAATGGCAGCATAACGGGTGAGCCCTATTACGCGATCAATGTGGTGGTGGATAACTTCGAGATAGAAGGAGTTACCCTTCAACTGCCGTGTGCTCAGTACGAGTGGCTAGAGATTGAGGGGTTCGACGTGGAAAGTCTACTGAAGGGGGTAACCGGGGAGGATGATGATGAGCGATGAAGGGATGAGAATGACTGACGAGGAAGTATTGCGAACGATGGAGCTTCTCTTGAGGTTCTGGGATGAGGGAGGGCAGGAGCTTTGCGAGGCCCTGCTCAAGGAGGATGATGATGGCAACAGCGACAATTGAGTTCACCCTCCCTCGCGATAGCTACAACTCCATCATTGAGATGGCTGGCTATGGCGTAGGGTATTGGGCCAGCTACATGGAGAGCACCAAAAAGGGGTGCCACTTCACAGAGGAGAGGTCTGGAAACAGCTTCTTCATCACCCCCGGAGCCCTGGAGCGAGCAGTGCTCGAATTGCACGCGGAGGCACCTCTCAACGACTACTACATGTCGGCAATCCGGGACTTAGTATCGACGGGGCTGACTGACAGTGTCGGAAGCGACATAGCAGATGCGATTGTACAGCAGGCATGCTTTGGCAAGGTTATATACGGATAGGAGGATGACGATGAGTAACTTTTACATACTAATGGACGCCATAAGGGACGAGCGGAAAAGGAATGAAAAGAACAGAGTCTATCCAACAAGGGAAGAGACAATTCAAGCGCAGTCCATCAGAGATGGAAAGCTTTGTAAAAGGCAGCAAGGGCAGGGAATGGTGCCAATCCATGACGGTAGCACCTGCCATGTCTGCGAACAGCTTGAGAAAGCAAGGGGAGGATGATGATGGGACAACTAGCAACGAGTAAGTACGACCAGTGGCTGGACGCGCCACTGCCGAAACGGTTCTGGTGTGAGGGTTGCCGTAAGGAAACCGACCACGCCGGTACTGATGAAGGCCTGTGTGTTGATTGCAATACATGGCGCAACGTCGAAAGAGTAGAGCAGGCAAGGCAGGAATTACAATCAATGAAAAGGGAGGGGAAGTGATGACAGTACATCTATCGGATGTGAATATTTTTGATGTGTCTAAGATGGTGGTCAAGAAGATGGATGACGGGTACAGGGTCGAGCTATGGGACGACAGCTTCATCCCAACATCCACCGTCAACGTTTACCGAGACCTCCAGAGCGATAAGCAGGTCGAACTGGTGACCGAGGAGGCCAACGCTCAACTGATAGCAGCGGCACCAACGATGCTCAAGGTGTTGGAGGACTTTGCGACAGCCAGACCGGAGGACTTGGCCACAATGATGATGGTGCGGCTAAACGCCATGAACATCATCGCCATGCTGAAGGGAGCAGGGGATGAGTGAGGAGGACTATGCTGCATCTGTGACAATCATTGCCGTGATATTCGCGGCCTTGTTTTTAATTGGATACTGCACCGGCTCGGTGTCGCATATCCACCAATAGGAGAATGACTATGACTTTGATGCAAGAGGTAGGGCTGGTGCTGGATTGCGTATTAAAAATCCACGCCGAGGCCGATAAAGCAAAAATAATTATACAACACATCAAGGAAAAGTACGAGTGCGAAGCATGCTACGGGTCAGGGAGGAACTCCCCAATATCTGACGATGCCTGCATGGGATGCAGTGGTAGTGGCGTCCAGAATTAACACTTGACAGTGTCTAACCAATAACCGAAGATGGAGGATATTATGCCAACAATTAATGGCAAGAGAATTGAAGAGTTTACACCACTGCATGCCGCTCGTGCAAGGAAGGCTGCGGGCGAGTGGTTGTGTCGCAAGGTCACGCAAACAGAGTTTGCTCAGATGCTTGGGTACAGCCGCAATTCGGTGGTGTGTTGGGAGAACGGCGCCCGCAATCCAGATCCAGGAATCAAAGCTCTCCTGATGATGGTCATCGAGTCGCCTTCTTTCATCAATAATGTACTGAGTTTTACAGGAGGCTTAGATGTCCAGGCGACTAGAGACAGACACACCGTTAGCGGTCCTTCGGGAGGCGAAGGGGCTGAGTCGGGAGGCGGTGGCAGCAATGGCACAGGAGGCGGGCTATAGCCTGTCGTATGACGGACTGACTAAATACGAAAGAGAGGAGCGGGAGCCGCGAGTTCGACTGGGTCTGTGGTTGGCCCGATTATACGAGGCGGAGCCTGATGAGTTATGGGAGATACAATAAATAAGGTACTCACACAGAGTTCAATCGGTGCAGTGCAAGCCTGTGCCTTCCGGTACAACCTCAAATATAATGAGGGTCTAGCGCCGTTAGACAAGGCTGTTCACCTGCACATTGGATCTGTATTTCACCTGGGTGTGGAGTGCTTCCGAAAGAGGCAAAGCATCGGCAAGGTGGAGGACTTCCGAGAGTTGGAGCAGGCACTGGATGACATGGGCGGTGACGCCGCTTGCATCACAAGAGCCATGCTCATCGCGTACTTTGAGAGGTACCAGGATGATAGCTGGGAGTTTGTTTCTGTGGAGAAGAAGTGGGAGACTGGCCCCCATCCCCTGGGCTTCAACATGCAGGGAGTTGTGGATGCTCTGGTGGATGACGGCAATGACGGAGTGCTTCTGGTGGAGACCAAGACCACCGCTCGGCTGGATGGTTCATATCTGGAGGGGCTGTGGTCAAGGCGACAGACACTGGTCTATGACATGGCGATGAGAACGCTGGGCTACAGCGTCTCTGGTATTGTGTATGACATTGTCCAGAAGCCCTCGATTCGCAGGCTCAAGGCAACGCCAGAGGCGAAGCGTAAGTACAAGAAAGATGGTGAGCTTATCGCACGGCACAGGGCTGTGGATGAGAGCGATGAGGAGTACATGGTGCGCCTGAGCGCATGGTATGAGGACCACCCGGAGTCTTTCCATAGGGAGCCGGTGCTCCACACCCAGTCGCAACTGGACGATATGGCCAGGGACGTCCTCGGGGTGATGAGTCTCATCAACCACTACGCAGAGCAGAACTTCTGGCCTCGGTCTTTGACGTCTTGCTATGCGTACAACAGGGCATGTGAGTTTGTTCCGTACTGTCAGAGTGGGCGCAACCCACTGGTCAGGGAATCACATTATCGGGTGGACGAAATCCATCCAGAACTGAAGGAGAAAGAATGACAACACCAACGCTAAATGAATGCATCACGACTGTCAGCGGTCGGCCTAAGATTGGCAAGTCCACCTTTGCAAGTGGGTTTCCCAACGCAGTGTTCGCTGCGACCGAGGCTGGCCTGAACTTTTTGGATGTGACGGAGGTCCAGGTTCGAGAATGGCCGGCGTTCAAGGCGCTCATCGATGAGCTTACCCGCACGCCTGGGCTTGTGGAGACCCTGGTGATTGACACCTTGGATAACCTGCACATGATGTGCGAGGAGCATGTGTGCCAAGCCAATGGCATCTCCCATCCGTCTGACCTGTCGTATGGCAAGGGATTTACCATGGTCAAAAACCAGTTCCGGCTGGCGCTGACCAAGGCATCCATGCTCAAGACCAAGGGCGGCAACCGTGTCGGTCTGGTCATGATAAGCCACGCCAAGGAGGTGGAGGTGGAGAGTCGTACCGGTAAGTCGGTTTGCTGGAGCTTGTCTCTGCCGAACTCGGCTCGCCAGGTCGTAGAAGCGATGAGTGACCTTCTATTGTTTGCGGACATTGAGGGTGACACGCGGGTTCTCAGAACGAAACCGCATCGTAACTGGGTAGCGGGGGACCGCAGTGGCAAGCTGCCTGAAACTATTGAATTGTCTTATGACGTGCTCAAGAAGCACTTGGAGGGATAGAGATGAGTGACATTGATTTCACACAGGCCGACAACCTTTGGAAGGATAGCGCAGGGGAGTCGCCCGGCGGACAGAAGACCTACGATGATACGCCAGTGCCTGACGGTGTGTACCAGGCCCATGTAAACCGGGTCGAGTGGCGTGTATCGAAGGCCGGCAACCCGTACCTGTTCTGGGTATTGACTATCGGCGATGGGGCGCACGCTGGGCGCTCTCTCTTGAAGCGCAACATGCTTCAGACCGAGAAGAACGTGCAGTTCCTCAAGCAAGACCTAGCGGTGTGCCAGGTTCAGATGCCGGAGGCCATCAGTCAATTGGACCTGAACTTTCTGCTGGACAAGCGACTTCGCGTGAAGAAGCAGACCAGTGGCGACTTTGAGAATGTGTATCTTGACCAGTGTCTTGGTGATGCTGTGCCGAGCCCAACCTATAACGATTCGGGGATGTTCTAATGGTAGACAAGAAAGTTAACGGGCATATCCAGGAGCTTCAGAAGAGGGTCGAGGACATGGAGAACAACGTGACAGTTCAGATCCACCTGACAATGGGTGTTATCCGGATGATTACGGAGATGCTCCACGCCCAGGAGTCTCTGGCCAAGACATGGCGAGCCCAGCTAACAGAGGCTGGCTTCGGCTTCGGCGAGGAAGGGGGCCCGCAGGATGCCATCAAACAATAGGGTGTGCCCGCATTGCGGGCATATCATTGCGTCACTCAACAACTCGTACGGCCAGCGGCATGTCAACAAGTGCAAGGACTCTCATCCGGCGATGAGAAAGTACTTCAAGAAGATGTGCCACTGGCCGAGAAAGCCGTACCCCAAGTGGGTGCGGGAGGCGATGGCTGAAGATGGCTGAGAACAACAAGGAGAACAGGGCGCGGCTAATTTCGGCATACCTCCATTTATTCACCCATGATGACCTCATTGAGTTCGTGAGGAGGCGCATGGACTGGGAGTTTAAGTTTGACTCCGAGGAATTTGAACTGACCTGGGATATGACAATCGGCAATCTGCCCATACTGGAACAGTTGCAGAAATACCCCGAGGGAACCCGGAGCGGGGGCAAGGTTCGGAGTGCGATTGCGTTCGCGCGGGAGGAGGCAAAAACCCTGAACCTCGAAGAAAAACTCCGGCTAAGGCGCGTGGCCCCCAAGTGGGATATGCAGAGCACATTGAGGGATGATAACTGAAGATGGGCGGTAAGCATTCAAGAGACAAAGGCCATCGCAACGAGCGGATGGTAGCCAAAGACCTGGGAAGGGTACTGGGGTTTGATGATGGGGAAGTTCAACGCACACTCCAGTCAAGGGGAGGAGCTTCGGAGGGCGCTGATGTGGTGGTTGAACCCTTTGCGGTCGAGTGTAAGCACTACAAGAAACTCGGTGGCCTCATTGTCAGAGCGTATGAGCAGGCCAAAAGAGATGCCAAAGAAGGCTACATCCCGATCTCCATCTGCAAGGGGGACAGGCAAGAGCCGCTCGTGACTATGGGCTACGCTGACTTTTTAGATTTTGTGAAGGAATGGAGAGAGAGGGGCGAGTGATGGAAAAAGAACTGGTATGGGTGGAGAGCCCAAAAGACTACAGGTATGTGCGAGAGAGTTACGTTTACCTGCGAACGAGAGTCAACCCACCGGCCAAAGATGCCTACAGTGGGAAGCTCGTGGGATACACAACGCTAAAGCCCGATGTGGCAAGGGGTCCGGGAGGTCAGTTTAGGCGACGCATCTTCCGGGTATACCCTCACGATATTTGCGAAGATGGCCCCTATGGGGAGACCGGTATGCCATGCGAAGGATTGGCACCATCAGATATTGAGCTTCAATGAGGGGGGTGGTCAGGTGAGGAAGAGAAGTCAAGAGGATGTGGCGGGATCGCTGCTTATGGAGTTTTTCAGGGAATTGAGGGGCGGCAAACACAGGCGAGTGCCAGCACGCCAGTACGCAGGGCGGGTGTTGGGCGAAATGGCGCACGGCATCACTCTTCCGTGGGAGAAGCTGCGAAGTGTGGATGGGTTCGGGGATTGCACTGAGGCAGATCTCCTTGAGTTTTGCCGCGATGAGTTGTTAGATCTCAGGATCTAGCGAGCCTCGCACATCCCACCCTCCACGTAGCCCTGATAGCGCCTGAAGTACCCACGGGTCACCTTCGTGTGGCCATACCACCGACCCTTCTTCTTGCACCGATGTCCACAGTTGTAGGCTACTGCTGCATTCTCTCTTCCCACCTTCTTGATGAGGTAGCGCCACAAAAGGCCAGCTATCACCGATGAGAAGTGAGGGTCGAACAGGTCCTTCTTTTTACACCGAGCGTACAACCCCCTGCACGTGCCGACATTCATCTGCCACATCCCGAACGAGTGACACTTGCCATCACGGCAATCACCCTTGGCGTCCGGGTTGCCCCTGGATTCGGTGGTCACCACGGCCATCAGAAAGTAGGGGTCCGCATCTGCAATCTGTCCAGCCAGCATTGCCCACTCAGCGGGCGGGCAGTCTGGGTAGCGGGGGCCCTCGAAGTGGGGCACTGGCGGGTGGGCTATCATGATGGTTGCAATCAGACTAAGCATTGGCCTTCTCCTGTTGAGCTTCTGCGGGGGTAGAGAGGTCTCGAATTGAGTGGACTGGCAGGCCCTTCAGGCCGCGCATTCTTCTTCTGCCTACCATGCCTATGTCCGGGCCCTCCGCAGCAGGAATAACCTTGCGAATCGCCGCATACAGGGCGGGCAATCTCACTGGGTAGTGGATGCCGACCTGCTTGCACCAGAACTGGTAGCATTCCATCAGCGTCTCGCCACCGATAAACCCGGTACTCTCGTTGTAGTAGCGACCGCTACGACCGCGTCGATCCATTTCATCTGTGAAGTCCATCACAACCGACGCCAGGCCAAGGTCTCTGACCGTCTCGGCAAATACAATCTGCGACGGGGTGCCAGCGTCAAGCAGGCTGTCCCTGTCATCGTTGGTGAATGGTACCGCCAGGTCTCGAATAATCTTACGGTCCAGCAGCTTCTTCAAAAAGTACTTAGCCGTTGGCCATCCGGCGTCTCGCTCCTCCACAAGGGGAGGTATCATCGCCGGGTTGAGCTTCCGGTCCTGCTTGAACACGGAGTACCGGCGGTCTCCTGGCTCCAGGCGCAGCGGCATGGCATCGTTCGACAGCATCACCATGTTGAACCAGATGGGAAACTCCTCGCTGGTTTTGCGCATCTTTCGGATCTGAATTGTGGGCTCGGTGACCCATGCCTTGAGCCGGTTGAGGGTCTTGGAATCCCTGTACCCAGAGCACGCCACCTCGTTGGCTGTAAGCAGCAGAGTCTCGGTCAATTTGCGTGGCTCAAAGTGGTCCTCCATCTGGTTCTGAAGTATCTCACTCATGGTGTTGCCGTATATGGCTCGCATAAAGCCGTCTGTACCGAACACAAAGCCCTTACCCGTCCCCTGGTCCCCGTGGAAGATCAAGGACGTCTTGTTGCGGTACGCACCGCGTCCTGAGTAGATGTTCTGGAGGGGTCGAGCCAGCCAGTCCAACACATAGCCCAGCGCATTGTCTTCTTCGTTGCACAGCCAGAACAGGAGCCATTCGATGAGCCCGCTATCCCCCTCTTCCGCTATCAGCGGTAGGCCACGGAACTGATTGAGGAATGTGTTTGAGTTTCTTACGACAACGGCCTCTGTTGTGGTGGGGTTGAACACCACGTCTCTGGCCGGCGGCAGTGTGTCTGTCAGTCCCTTCGCCTCTTCATCGTGGTAGCCGGCGGAGCGAAGCCGAGCCAGGAGGGCCTCCCTTCCTGTTCCAATGTACCAATACCCACCACACAGGTAGGCAAACTTGCCACTGTCGAGGCGATAGAACCTGTAGTGCGCGGTCTTTGCTGCGTCCAGTAGGCTGACCGCATCCCTGTGTCCATGTCTTGCGACCACGTCTGTGAGGTCGAAGCCGTCTGGAAGGAAGACTCTGTTTGCGTTTGGGAATGCGTGGGCTGATTTCTGCCAGTACTTATCCCCTGCTGCATCGGCATCGAGGCACAGCACAACGGAGCGCGGGGGGTCCTTGATGTGCTTGGCTGTGGCCTCCCACCACGCCTTGCTGTGCGATGCTCCTCCTGGTGAGCCCAGGATTCCTCCGCTGATGAGCCCTTTCTCTCTCATGGAGAGTAGCAGCAGCGTATCGATTTCACCTTCTGCGATGTAGAGTGTAGCCCCCGCTGCGTAATTTGCTGCCGCAGGCGGTGGGTCACCGAACCAGACCGGTGTTCCGGATGGTAGTCCGACCGCGTCGTTGGGTATCCGGAGGGACTTGAGGCTGGATGTGGTGAGGGTGGTCTGTCGCCGCACGCCGCTGACGATGGACCCGTCCTTATCATGCAATGGGATGAGGAGATTGAAGTTCTTGTATTTCTTCCAGTACTCCTGCTTGAATCCAGAGGTCCAGCCGACGTGCTTCACCGCCTCTGTGGCTAGTTCTTCGTTGTTCCATCGGCGGACAAAGTATTCAAACGCATGCCGGGACTGTGCTGTTGTGGCCAGTGCCTTGATCCAAGTGTCTCGGATGTCGATGGGCTCGACGGGCTCTTTGTCCTTGGTCTCTTGTTTCATCTGGCGAGGAGGTACATACCTCTCTCTGCCGGCCAGCACTTCCTTGGTCACCGACAACTCTCTCGCCGCCTGTTTGGTTGACCAGTTCTGGCCACAGTTCAGGCAGGTTACACCGCCTGGATCGTCTGACTTCGGGGGATAGATTCGTGCTGGGCCGTACTTGATTCCCTGCTTTTTGTGCTCAACAAAGGGGCACGGCATGTTGTCTATGGATTCAGTGCCGTGAACCCTATCCAAGGCAGCGTATCCTGCCGCCGACAATACTTCTCGGATGTTCATGGCGTCATTCTCCGATAGGACATCTGAGGTGTCAAGAATTATTTATGGACGGGTCAGGTGTTGGCGCAACATATCTATGATGTGTTGATTCGACCGGCGGTTCCGCATGATGTGGTCCGGTTCCCCGGGGTAGGCGTCTGGCCCTCTCATCCAGGCGGGTTCGGCCTCTTGAGACTCCACCCAACGCGCACGCTCTTCCGCTGCCCTTCGGACCAGGTCGTAAACAGACGGCCCCTGTCCCTGCCCCTGTCTTTGGATCGTCGCCACCTACTCCCCCCAGTCTATCTCGGCTGTGGCACTCCCCTTGGCCTCGACCAGGACTCTGATCTGGTCTGGCTTGATTTGTCGCACTACCCACAGCATGGCTCGGGCTACCGCCTGCTCTGCCAGAGACCGGATTTCCGGCGAGACAGAAACTGGAATGGCAGACATCCCAACGGTAATGCCAGCGTCCATAAGTGTGATGAGAGTATTATCAAGTGTAGTTTTGTCATCGCTCATTAGTCTTCACACTTGCAGCAGCCCGTGATGGCCAATGGCATGGGCCCCGTCTGGGTGTAGACCTCTTTGCCGTCGATGGTGCAGACAACCGAGTGAGGAGCTTGGACTTTGAACTTGCAGTCGGCGCTCTTCTTGGCGCTCACCGAGAGGGTCGAGCAACCGGCCAGGAAAAGGACCAGGAAAATACACGAGCCTGCTGTGAACCTTCCTTTTTTGTCACGTTTAGGTCCAATGCTGACCGGCTGCGTCGTTATGATGCGGAGTCCCACAATCAGGGCTCCAATTACAATGAGTGCCCACCGTGGTATCTCGGGCACTTGTTCCAGGTACACCAGCACCCCGAGGGCCGTGGTCATTGCGCCCATCCAGAGTGTCTTGCTTGCGAGTGGGTTTTTCATCGGTCTTTCCTTTGCAGTATTCGGGACATTTTCTTGTCGAGCTTATCGACACCGTTTTGAATGGCTGTTTGCTGGGTCTCGATCTTAATCATCGTTTCCTTGAGCGGGGTCACCTTCTCGGCCACCCCATCGACACGCTTGTGAAGCACAAGGTCTTCACTGTGCAGGCGCTGACGGTCTACCGTCGCATCATCGACGCTATGTAGCAATTCAGCCCGCATAGCGCCCATTGTCCAAAGGCTCTGGCCCACAAAGACAACCGCCAGAATGGTCCCGGTAATCACCGGCCAGTATTTAGCTATCCATTTCATCGAATACTTCCTTCACTTTCGATACAATGTACGACCCGTCTGCGTGCCCGAACCCTGAATGAGCCCATATGCCCGGGCTCGGCTTTCGGTTGGGGTAGCGGCTCATATATACCGTGCCATCCTCTTTTGCTCCAGCAAATTTCATCGGAATCGAAGGCATGGCCTCGCATACCAGCTTGATGAGCTTCGGAGCCGTCTTCAAAAGGGGCTCGGTGGGCAGGACGTATTTGCCCTTGTGTGCCCAGGATGCGGGTATCCATGGCTTGCGTGGGGCCAGGTGAGAGTAGTAGATGTTTTGGCACTCCAGACCGATGGCGTAACTATTGTGCGGACCCGCGTGCGGTAAGCGGTCGCAAAGGTCTGCGTGCTGTGTTACTGTCCCGTCCTCATGGACGATCAAGTGAACGCCAAGATGGCGACGAGTGAGGATTCTAACGGTCCTCTCCCAGCCCGATGTAACCGATTCGTGGACGACGATTTCGGAGGGTTCTATGCGCCTACGGGACTTGAACCTGTGACAATTCCGGTTCAGGAAGTTGACCAGTTCGATGTCAGGCGCAGCGACGAGTTCATCATCGATTATTAGATGGTGCTGGTACTTCTTGACGAATGCCGCAACGCTCTTTGAGTAGAACAATCCATCAATGACAGAGTCGTAGTGGGGCAAATCCTCTTGGATTTTCTTGAACCCCTCCCTGTCATCCCATGTGGATAGGCCAAGCATTGGCAGGGATACGTTCGCATCCTCGCAGTAGTGCTTGGCCTTCTGCCCTGCGACAGTCCTTGGCTTCACATCGCCGCCTTTGCGGCTTCTTCGGGAGTGGCCCCGTCCTTGATGGCCTCTCGGATGTCAGACTTCTCGCCATCGGTGAGGTCAAACCCAGTCCATCGCTTTCGCTCTTTGTACTGGATTGCTGCGCCCAGGAGACGGGAGGGTGTCTTGACGGCGGTCAGCTTCACTGCCCCCGCTGCCACGGGAACCGGCTTGTGGTGTGTTACTGTGATTTTCATCTCTTCTCCTTATGCCACGCTTACGCTGTTGGCGCTAAAGTTACTATCGGGCGTGACCTCCACGAACTCACGTCCCTTTGCTCGCGCCTTCACTCGTACCGTCAGGGCCCTGGATGCGTGCTCAGAGGCCACTGCCAGCGTGACCTTCAGGCTGGGGAAGTGCGCGTCCTCGATCTCGACTGTTGCCTTTGCGTCAACACCGATTGTCGTGTCGCCTGGGTCGTCATCTCCGCTCGAATCTTCAACCTCGGTAGCCGGCGAGGCCCACTCTTGGTCGTCCTCGTCCAGGAAGATGTAGGACAGCACCGCGCTGTCTTCGCCGCCATCCACAATGTGCTCGAACCGTAAGATCCATTGGTCTGGGACAAAAGGTGGGGAGAAGGTGGCGCTCTTGCCGTCCAGGGCGAGCCCAGACCACACAGCCTTGGCAAGCCAGGTGTTCTGCCGCCCCTCGCTGATCACGCTACCTACCCGATCTGTCAAAGTGATGGTTCTATTTGGAACCTTGAGTGTTGATGGCATTGTACTCTCCTATCTCCTTGGTGGAATAAAATCAGTCCGCACTGGCTTCCGTTCAGGCGGGGGTGGCCATTCTGTTTTACCACTTTCCGGCCCTGGAGAAAACTTTTCTGCGGCCTTCTTGAGGTCAGCCGCCGCCTCCTCCTCCAGTCGCCTGAGTTTTTCTGGGTCGGTTGTCTTGGCTCGGATGTACTTGTTCCACTCATCGGCATCTTCCCGCATCATGGACAATAGCCTGACTGCCCTTTTCTTGAAGGGCTTCGCCCCCATGCTAGAGGTGAGCAAGTCTTCCAGCATGCGGCGGATGATAAGATGCTTCTCAGATGAGCTGCCAAGGCCCATTATATCTGCCTGGTATTGCGCCAAAAGCTTTCTCATTCGGTCGTGCTCTATCTGCTCAACAACTTCCCTTAGCTTCTTGCCGGACCCCTCGTTGGTTGCCTCTAGCATGTCTGCAACCTCGTCAAACCCCATTGTCCGGAGACCCGCTTCCTTTGTCTTCTTCCGCCAGTACTGCGTCATTCCCTTGGTGTCATCGGCAACAATCAGGAGGAGTTGTCTCGTTCGGATCCTGAATTTGTCCTCTGTTGTGTGAGTGTCTGTCCTTTGGCCCGTGTACCTTTGCAGATACCGGTCTTTGTACGGACGCCCGAGCCAGTCCGCCTCGCCGCTATCTACCCGCGCATAGTCCTCGATCATGTTGCCGACAATCCCGAGGTGATCTCTGACGAACGTCCACCCGAACTCCTTTATCTGGCTCCAACTGGAATCATCAACGGTGGATGTGGGGTCCAGGGCAAGCTTGCCTGTGGTCGGGTCCTGTCCGCCGAGCGCCATGTACAGATACTTTATCGGCCAACCCTGCGGAGCCATGAAGAACTGAGCCCAGTCCGCCGCCGTCTCTCGCTCCCCAGGCTTTGTGGGGGAAACGAACTCGGACCCCGGCGTCATCCATCGGACGTTGGGGAACGTGCCCTTCAGCGGAACGGTGTCCAATATCCTCTTGCGAATCCGCTCCGCCTTACCGCCACTAAGGCCAGTTAGGGCCTCAAAGGCATCCTTGTTTCCAATCTGCTTGAACGTCAACCAGACTCCCGTTTGCCTTACCTTTCGCTCTCCGCCATAGGCCGGGCGCTCCCCAGTCAACCCCTCCGGGTCGAACCCAGGGGCAGTCTGGACATGGAACTCCGCCTCCCCAGCGCTATTGAGGCGCACCTTGCGGCCAGCAACCTCCTTTGGTGGGCGGTATGTCTTCCGTCCAATCCTGACAGGATCCCGCCCACCCAGCAGCAACTCCTTGTCCACAGACAGGTCCCGAGGGAAGGCACGCACGAGCCGATTGTACTTTGTATTGACATCAAGGATGGAGCCAAACCGATCCATGTCCAGCCCGACGCCCTCTGAAAACGCCTCCGTAAGCGCATCCATGCCCTGCGTCGCAAGGGATGAGAGTATCGGATTCCGCCATGTCATCTCAATGGTTTGCGGGATTGACCATGCCATAAACTTCATGAACTGGTTGGGCGATACCAGGCCCAGGGCCTTTGATACGCCAGCCGTCAGGCCAGGAACGTGCATTGGCGTGGAAAACATATCCGTGAACCGGGGCGTTTCGTAATTTCCGAACTGGTCGATGGACTTGTTGGCAAACTCCTGGAAAAGAGTCGTCGTCCCGGTGAGATCCCCGAACTTCCGAGTCTCCTTGTTGTAAAGCTCCAACCGCAGGGTGTCAGGGTTCTTCTTCAGCCAGCCCTCCTGCTCTAGATACCGGAGGAACCTCACATACTTAAACGATGAGTCCATCCACCCATACAGCATTCCCGGGTAGTCCTGGAAAAGCTGCTTGAACGCGCCGGCACGCCCCGCTCGCTTCTTGATGAACTTGTTGCCAATCGATGCCTCCAGCAGTGCATGCAAGAGCCCCTCGCCATTCTGGAAGATGCCCCGCATGGCCATCCCCTGGGCCTCCACAAGGCCCTCGACGTTGGCGAAGTTGCTCTTGAATATCCCCGTCTTGTACGCTGCCTCGTACAGCGGGCCTTTCTTTGCAACCGCCGTATCGCGAAGCATCACCTCATAGAGCTTCCACCTTGCCGGGTTCATTGGGTTGATGTCACCATATGGCGCAAACACCAGGACGTTATAAAGCCAGTTTCTCGCTGTAACCCCAGGGTGCCGGATGGTGAAATTGCCCTTCATGAAGCGCACGTATCCAGCAAGCCAATCCTTTGAAGCCGCCTGGATTGCCTCCGTCCACTGGATGTCCCAGTAGACATCCTCCAGCACATGCTTGTTGGCGAGGTCTGCAAATCGCCTTTGCTTCGACTCAATCTTGACGAAGTCCTTGGTCTCCCAGTACGCCTTCCCACTCGCATCCACCTCCTTCGTCCATTTGGCGAGATTTGCGGGCTCTTTGTGAACTCGCCTTTTCCCAAGGTATTCAAACAGAGCCTTGTTCGGCATCTTTTTGTAGCCTGGAGCGGGGGTCGATCTAACAATCACCCTTGGCTTCATCCATGGCGGCGCACCTTGCGGCAAGAAGGACTGGTCAGTTAGTTTGTTGATTTTGTTGTACGTCTTCATCGCCTCGACAGAGTTCTTTATCGAGGTAAAGCCGCCATAGACTTCCTTGTTCAGGTCGGCTATCTGCCCGTAGTACTTGATTCGCTTCTCTATGGGCACGTTCTCTTGGCGCAGCTTGTTTGTCAGCGAACGAACCGTGGTGTTCCTCTTCCCTTCAAGCTCTCGGAAGGCCTTTGCGACGTAGTCTGCGGCAGCCTCCGCCTCCTTTCTCGTCTCTGGCTTGCTTTTGTTGTGCTTTTTCCTGAACCACGTCTCTAGATTTCCCTTGATTTCAAAGATGGACGGCCAGTACCACTGCATTGCAGTGTTTGGGTTGTCAACAATCCCAAGCTCGTGGGCCTCCTTGATGACCTCGTGCATCCGGCGGCTCAGTGGTCTGCCGTATTCGTTTGCGAACTTTATCTGGTCCTGGATGTCCTTGAATCTCTTCTTGTCCGTTACCTGGAGGAACTCCTTTAGCTCTGGATCTATCTCCCATGCCCCGCGCTTCCCGTCCTTGGTCAGCTTGTCCGGGTTGTACCTGTACACGTCGATCCGGCCATTGCGAGAGTTGGCAAGGCGAGTCTCCAGCCGCCCAATCATCCCAGATATTGCCGGGGCGCTCTTTACCCGGGCCCCGAGGTCGCCTCCGAGCATCGCTCCGCCCGGCTTCCCGTATGGTGGCAGGGCTCTGCCTCCCTTCATCTGCTGTATTTGTGTGGCATTGAGCGAGTGAATGAGCCTGAGATCGTCCCATGTGAATGAGGTGTTTCTGTACTCCGTCTTGAAGTGCTGGCTCAATCTGGGCCGAACATCGTATGACTTACCTCCCCATTCCACGGTCTTCGGGAGGTCCTTCATGAGGGAATCCACTTCCCACTCATATGCCCACTTGTTCTGCTTGCCCTCCTCGATGATGGCCTGAACGGTCGCCGGAAGAAGCTTTCGTGGGGACCTGACCACGGACCGCATGTACCCAAGGCCAGGGGCATCTCTTATGAAGCGGTTGTACAGAATCCCTGTCATCTCAAATGCAGACCATGGGGTCGCTATTGGCATGAGCTTGGATGCCGACAGGAGTGCCCGGGGGAGGTCTGTGTGAATCTTGTTGACCAAGACCTGGAAGTCCTTCGGGAGGTTCTTCCAGCGGTCCACCATCCACTTCCTTCCCCACTGTCCAACCTCATGGACCGGCTCCCTGAGCCATCGCACCATCTTAACCGGGTCGTTACCCGCCATGAAGCGGTACGGCCCCTCTCTCATTGTGCGAGGAACGTCGAGGGTATTTCTCCCATACCGAAGATGCTCGATGTCGTATCGGGCAGTCTCCCGGACCCAGTACTCCCTACCCACCTCGTTCGTTGACTTAACCCAGCCAGGCTGGCGCGCGGGCGGCTCCGCAAAGCGAACCTCTGCGCCCCACGCCGGCTGGCCCGCTCGTCTGGCACCGCCGATCGGCTCAGTGACGCGCTCAACAAATCCCCGCTCTGCCACCGACAGTACCCCCGCCCCCTCCGGCACTGTCTGTGCGCTGGTCTTGGGCCGGATTGGCTCCAGCGTTTCGCCCACAAGTCGCGACCTCACTGCAGGGGCAGGGGCTGTGGGGGGTGCCTCGGCCCGAACGACGGGTTCGGCGGCAGCGCGGTACTTCCCCTCGGCTGCCATAAGGTTTGTCTCAGCGGCCTGCCCCACATCATGCACTGGCCGCTCACCGCGAACCACGAGCCTCTCGATTGCCTTCTCCCTTAGCAGGGCAGCCTTCGTCTCTAAGGCGCGGAGGTCCTTCTGGAGCTTGGCGAGGATGCGCCTTTCACGGCGAGCGAATCCCTTGGACCGCATCACCTTGGCCTGGTTGTTCGCTACGGCCCGCCTCTTTGCCTCTATAGCGTCACGAAGCGCCGGCCAGTCCTTGTGCTTGGCTAGCTCCGCAAACTCCTGGTCTAAAATCGATCGAGTCTCACGGTGTTTGACCGCAGCCTCTACCTGCTTATAAGCCTCCGCAACCTCAAGAAGCTCTGGCGGGGCACCGGCCCCCTCCTCCATCTTACTCAGCGCCCTCATCTCCTCGATGACTGCCCGGTCAACAGTGGCCTTCTTGTACCCCTTCCTGGCCTTGAGACCCTTGACGACTGGCTTCACCGTCATGCCAAAGATGAGCGCAGCGGCAACTGGGTCATGCGGGATGGCCACCCTTGGGTCCATCAGGACGCCGTAGCCGATGTGGCCAATGGCTCCATACATGTCGCCAAGCGTCTGGCCGAGGACTTTTGACTTCTCGTACGCATGCTCTGGCTTGCCGGTTCCATACGCGCCCTGCCACGCCATCGTCGCCAGCCCGGAGATTAGGTGCCACCCGCTTTCCGGAGTGTTCTTGACGGTCTCCAGGAGGGCTTCGCCCAGGCTCAGGTCAGACTTGGAGCCGCCGGTAAGCTCGATCATCGTTGGGTCAAAGCCATACAGGTCGTAAGCAGCGCCGAACTGAACATCGTGCGGAAGTCCCCCGCGCCAATACTTTGCTTGCGACCCGCTAAGAGGCAACCCGGCCCGCATAATGACTTCCGATTCCGTCAGGGACGGGAGGAACTGAACGGCCCATCTGCCAAAGTTCGCCATCCAGTGCGGGCTCTGCTCTCTCGGGTCATAGTGGCGAGCGCCGTGGCGCTTTCTCAGCAGGTCACCCTCCTCGTCGCCCTCCACGCCCCGGCCATAATCTGAAAGGGTAGTCCCAGCACCCAAGACTGCGGCCCCTGGGTTGTAGGTGAGCATTAGCTCGTGGTACAGGCTCTCTGCTGGGTGGAGGGCCCCGGCAACCCGATACCCACCGTCCATCTGGGCTTCGACCATCTCGCCGCGAGTTACCCTCCCGAACGGGTTCATCGGGTGGAGACCCAGTATCACTTCCTCTGGCGGAAGGTTGCCGCCCCTCTTCGATAGATAGAAGTCCGCATCATGCGGGGTTAGCCAGACCTCATGGTTCCCTGGGGCAGTTACCGTTATGCCGAGTATCGGCAGGTAGTATTCGGTATCTCCCTTCACTTGAACGCTTTTCGCGTATTTCAACTCCTTACCTGGCCGGACATTCATCAGGACATCGCCTGGCCCCTCCTCCTCCTGGAGGATGCTCATCTCGGCTGCCTCTATCTGGCGGTCGAACTCCCGGAGGCGGCCCATTGCGTAGGGGTTGTCTGGGAAGCCCTTCAACTCCTCCGTCTGTAGCTCGGGCGGGCGGGGCGGCGCGGCGTATTCAGTGGGTGGAACGCCCGCCAGGTCGCCTACGGCATGCGCAGTGAATATCGTCCTCCCCTCAGTGGACAGCGGGTTTTTGATATACTCTGCCCTGGCGGCCACTAGCTCATCGAGCTTGGCCTGAAGGCCCTGTACCCTGCCCTCTTTCTTGTGTTGCTCTGGGAGTGACAGGCGGATGCCTGTGTCTTTGTCAAACACCCACTTGACGTCCGGGTGAACCTGTGCCTCGCTTGTGAGGGCGGTTGGGGTGATCTCCTCTGTCATTACCTTTGGCCCGAAAGTCGTCTGGGCCGTCCACTCCCTCACCTTGAGCGGAGCACCAATCTCAGGGCCAACATCTGTACTCAACTCCAGTTCGTCCGGGATAAACTTCGGCGGGGTGGCTACCCGGTACTCGTCTACATCGGTGTTGGGGAACTTCTGAATTTTCCCTTCGGCGTCACGTACCGGGACTACGACCCTCGCCGCGTGTTTTCTGCCTGGCATCCCGTGGACAGACACGCCGAATGTATTGGTGAGCATGTCCGTGTATTTTTGCCGGTAACTCAGGGTGATGGTCCGCTTCTTCTCGCGATACAGGTCCCACGGAAACGGCTTCCTCTCCCAGCGCCACTTCTCCAACTCACCCAGCTTGTCCCGAAACTCCTGCATCAGGGCTCCTGGATTGTTCCCGGCAGCTTTCCATCGCAGGTCACTGAATAGCTTCTCGATTTCCCTCCCACTCTCACCTGTCCTTGTCGGTGGGCTCTTGATATCCGATATGGCCTTTGAGCGGGCTGCCTTTACTGAGGCATCCCTATACTCACTGCGGCTCATTTTGCCTCGATCTCTATCGACGATCTGACCGACCTCGCGCATGGATAGCCCGCCCTGGACCCCGCCATCCGCATCAAATGGCCAGCCTGCGCTTCGCGCTGACTTATCCGGAGGGCCCGCCCCGCCCGACTCCTCCACCCACCTGGGGATCTGGTCCCCTGCCCACTTCACGGCTTTCCTTATCCCCAGCCTTAGTGGAGACTCCGGGACTTTGTAGTCAGTGGTGCCCTCAAGTGACGGCTCGCCGTATGTCCACGCCGGAGGCTTGGCTGGAGGGGGCATCTCGCCAGGAAGGTGCTGGGTTGGATCTATCGCCTTGGCAGCCGCCTTGGCTGACTCAGGGGCAAGTGGCAGCAATCCGCCGCCCGGCTTAAACTGCCCCGCAGCCGCAAGGATGTCTTTGCTTGTTGCCGCAGGCAGGCCCCTCCCGCTGCGCTTTTGCCTCTCGGTGGGCGGCGGCTTGCCCATCCAGAGCGCCCTCCAGGTCGGGTTCGTGAAAAGGTCTGCGGCCTTCTCGACGTCTCCTGTGCCCGCCACGGGGGTGGGAGTTGCCTCCGGGGGCTGATTCTTTGACCCCCACTCGAACTCATCCCACCAGGATTTGCCGTTATCTGGCATGTGCTATGCCCGATCCGCTTGACCGAGGAATCTCCGCTTTGCGCTCTGCCACGAGATTTCACCCCGCTTGGCCATGTCCATAAGGCGTGCGTGAAGCGCCTGATTCCCCTGGCTTAGTCTCCTCACTGGGTCGTCGCCCTGCCCTGGGGCTGGTGTTCGCATGGTTGTGGGTGGGGGTGGGGATGCCCAGCCCTTTAGCTTGGTGCCGTATGTAATGCCCTGGCCCTCAAGGAACGCCCGGATATCTTTTAGAACGCTTTCCTGCACCGGTTTTTCGATCTTTACCTTTTTCTCCGTGGATCTGGTCTTATTCAGGTGCTTGGCCCACGCCTGCTTCTGGTTGTGCCTTTCTGCGGCAACCAACTTCGCAAGGGCTACGGACACCTTTAGCACCCCGTCTTGATTTAGTTGGTTTTTGAAGGTGAGGTTAAACTTTGCGGTAACATTCCCCCCCCTAACCTTGGTCTTTCCAAGTAGCGCCTTCAGCGGTATGTGGCGCGGGGACCCGCCCGGCGGAGTCCAGGGTATCCCGGATTCCCCAGCAAAGTTCGTGCTTGCACCCTCGGTTATCCGCGTAGGCACCCCCTTGAGTATCTCCGAAACCCAAGCTGTATCCGATAGCCTCGACTGCGCCCCGACCTGTGTCTCCACTCTTTTCTCTTCCGTTGCCGCTGCTGTTACCGGCGGCGTGGGCGGTGGTGGAGCATCCTTTTTGGTTGTATTGTTATACTGTATCACCTCAATCAACTTGTTGCGGAGAGCGCGTCTTCCCCTCCAATGCTTTCTAATTTCTTTGCTTAGCTTGTTTGCGTCCTTATTTTTCCCAACATCCACCGCCCTCTTCATGGCATCCCACTTTTTGACGACCGTTTTGATGTCATCCACCTCGCTGTCTGTAAATGACACGGACACATCAAACCATTTCTTCTTATTGCGATCCCATCTCAGGCCTTTGGCGGCTGTTCCCTTCGAGTGGTCATCTACGAGGTCAACAAGGTTCTCGATTGTGAGGTGGTGTTTTCTCTCGCTCGACCTCGCTGTTGCTGACTTTGCGCCTTCGGCCTTGACGTAGGTATGCACCCCCTTCGAGACCGTGAACGGGCCCACTGCTTCCACGAGATCGACCCTGGCCGGGGGCGTGCCGCCAAGTAACACTGTCTCCGGGCCAGCCTTTTTCATGGCCTCCTTCATGCTGCGCAAGACGTTACCTGGCAATTGGGCCTTGAGGTTACTATCGAGCCCAGTACGCAAGAAAATCCCAAGCTTCTGCTTAGCTTCCGGGGTCTTGATATATACCGAAGTAAGGAGATCCATCGTCTCCTTGCTGACCTTTTTCCCGTTAGGAAAGCTCGGAGTCTCAACCCCATTCTCCATTTTCGGTACCCATTTGCCATCTGGGCCTCGTTCGTAGACCAAAGAGGCAAACCACTTCGTGCCAACCATCCACACCAAGCCTTCGAGGCTGTGCGTTGGCGCACCTCTCCCGGTCCTGGCAGTTGCCTTGGCGTTGTTATCCTCCCGTTCCTGCTCGACGTTCAAATTATGCGCCTCACGGCCCTTTTCCGAGGTCAGCATATCTTGAATTTCTTTTTGCTCTGCACGCCGAGTCAAAGCCACATTCTTTTGCCAGAGATGCTTGGCCTTCGCGCTTGTAAATCTACGTCCTTGCGGTGCTCTGGTTGGATTTCTCGGGTCTACCACCGCCGGGTATAGTTGCTGGTGAAGCTCCTTTTGCCCCTTCTTTGTGCCAGCCTTCTTCTGCATGGCGAGAATGGCCCTGTTCATGGTTGTCATTCTGCCAGGCCCCTCGACCTCATCGGGAGCCTCGGATCTCAGCCTGGTGCTGCTGACAGCGCCCTCCATGCCCTGGCCATAGTCTGTAAACCTGCCCCCGCGCATTTCCTCCCCCAGGGCTTGACCCCGGCCAGTGCCAACGGTACCGGCCGGTGAATCCGCTAGTAACTCATCTAGCCTGCGCTGTAAGCCCCCTTGGCTTGAGGTCTCTGGGTCTGGCTCCGTGAACACCTCGATGTCCGCGTTGGGCTTGTTTGACTCCTTTGTGAGCCAATCTAGCTCGTCATCCTCAAATAGACTCTTTGCATAGCCCTCACCAAGCGCACCAAGACCGCGACCAAGGCCTTGTGTCATGGCCCCCTCAAATATGCGGCCAATCATAGAGCCGCGCTCTTTGTCTCTTTGCCGGTTCTCTGCAACCTGACGGAGATATGAGCCGCCTAAACTCGGTACACTAGGTATATTTGCCATCACTACCTCCTTGCTACGCTATGGGCTTGTTCGAACCATAGTGCGGGTGCGGGTGGTTGGTGTACGCCATTCCCGTGCCCTGCGGGTGCTCATGCTTCTCATAGACTGGGTCTGATGACCAATGCCCGCCAGGCTCATTCTGGTCCATTAGTGGAGCGTTCTGCGGCGGCGGTGGTTGAGCATCCTCGGTCAAATGCCCCTCTTCCTTCAGCTTGGCCATGATCTCATGAGTCCCAAGCCCCTGGTCCCACATCTCAAAGTACCTCGCCATGCCCTCTTGGCTGAACTGGTCCTTCTGAGTCAATGCAAGCAACCACTCTGCAACCGAGAACTTGTCGGCATCCTTCTGGAGCGCAACCAGTTCGTCATGAAGCTCGCGCTGCTGATCCAGCGTCATTTCCTGGCCCTGCATGGCTATGATGTTCTTGATCTTCTCTTGCTCGGCATTCAGGTTGGCTATCGAAGTATCCAGAATGAGCTTGCCCTGATCGGCAAATCGCTGTGCCGTCAAAGCAGTCTGGGCTTGCATGTGCTGGCCAGAGCGCCCCATCCCAAGGCCACCCATCATGCTGGCCAAGTTAGTGCCCGCCTGGGCTTCCGCTTGCTCCATGCCATACATCTGGCCGAACATGTCTTCTGGGTCAATGCCAGGCGAGTCGTCAGCCATGTACTCATCTATGATCTGCTCTTTAGTCTTCGGCTTCTCGCTCTCATACATGCCAGCTTCCGGGCCCCATTCGTCCTCGGAGATATTGCCGCCAATCGGGGAGATCGGATTACCGTTCATATCATAAACAGTGCCGTCCACACCAACAAAGCCAGTAACATTGCCATCAATGTCATACGTCGCCCGCTTAGCGGCCACCCCAGCCTTCTTTACGGCAGCAGCAAAGGGGGCCTCCGTCTCAAAGTGCGCCTCCCCCGTTGTCCACCCGGTAAGGTTCCCGTCGTCATCATACATCGGGGCCGCGTCCTCGGATGGGCGCGGGGTCGCCCCCCACCCAGCCGCCTGTGCAATCGACTCTTGACTCCATTCCCCCGCAGTGCCCGCCTCCTTCATCTTCTGGTATTCGGCGTAGATGTTAGTATCTTCCTCTCCGCCCCCAGGCTTCATGCCTGGCTGCTGGCCGCTCCGCGCATACATGGACTCAAACTCAGGAGCAGGAGCACTGGGCATTCTCGGTAGCGCCGTCCGCGCCTGTCCTGGGGCCTGGCCCTCGCCACGGATACGCGCCACAGCCGCGTTTGCAATGGCCCCTGGCCCAGCCTGCTCAACCCCCCTGGTAAGTGCAGTCTCCGCTCTTTGCCGGGTAGATACCGGCGGGCGTGTGTATGGAACTGGAGGAGCCCCTCGGTGCCGGCGGGCCTCTGCCGCTGCTTGCATCACCCCACCCTGGCGCATTGGCGCTGAGATGTTCCGAGCCTGCCCAGTTAGCCGACCATCAGCCATCGTGGCCCGGGGATTCTTATATGCCTTTTCAGTTCTTGTAACCATGTCACTACCTTACATGCTTGGCCTTGAGCCATAAATGCGCCGCAAACCCGTCGCAACCAGCCCCACTGCTCGTTGCTGAAAACTCAAACACAATCACCCCGCCACCCGGAAGGGGTGAGAACCATTCGCCCGGGTAGTCCTCTCCGAGTTCCTCGGCTACCTCGCTGTCCGCGTCCACGGTAAGCTGGTCAAGTATCTGTGTGCCGCTACCTATCCCAGCCCCCCGCGTTGACCTATAATATATATCACAAAATGCATCCGCAGCCCCGCTATCGTAATCTGCACAACTGAACTGAGCCCTTACAACCTGCACCATCCCAATGCCAGTCGGGAGTTTGACGGACAAGTGATGCGTATCCTTGTGCCGCGCCCCTTTCCACGACGTTACCGAGACACAAAACATCGACTTTTGTTGCAGCAGGTTGTCGTGATCTAACTTCGTCGTTGCGACCAAAGAGCGCAACTCCGCGAAATTCATATTCACATCATGGGCAGAAGCTGCCACACCATCTGTGAATACCGACCAGTTCCTTAGGTTTACATCAACCATGTCATGCCGCGTCCGTGTGATAACCCTTCATCCATACACCAAAAGAAATTTCATCTCCGCCGCCAGATGCCCCGTCAATGGAAAAATACAGCCGCTCCCCCGCGTTGATAGAAGACTCCGCAAAAGACGTATCCTCCACAGGCACACCCACGACCGAGCAAGTGGCCTGGGCAAGTTGCACATCAGGACTATCGTCCCTCCAAAGCGTCGCGGCCACAGTTCCGGCCAAAGAGCCCGCAGCGACATAAATACTGACTGGGACATATGTGGCCCCCTCGCCGGTTGGCAGCTTGAATGTGAACTGCTTGCCGCCTGGGTCGAAGTCCGCCCCCTCATACATGCTAAATGACACGCAGAAAAGAGAGCGCGGGTACTGTAAGTTCTCGTGATTGAGCTTGGTGGATGTCAGCAGATTCCGTAGCTCTGTGAAATTCGTATTCAGGTGAGCCGCCTCCGCTGTCGCTGCGTCTGAAAGGGTTACCCAACTGCCCGTCACATCTGATGCTGCCATCTACTAGCTCCTCGTAATGTTAGCGAGTTTCACCGAGTTGCATGATTCAATCTCTGCCCTCGTTTGATTGTCACCCGATGTAAATGCAATCGTCCCGGCATCATAATCAAACACATTCCCGCATATCAGGGCATTGTCAACTCCGGATGCCATGTTCAGCCACCCTCCGGATGCGGGGCTGCAGAGAATGAACTTGTTGTTCAGGATTGAGTGCATGACTGGTGAGCCGGTGACGCTAACCCCATATTCTTCGCATGCCTGGAAAATGCAATTCGACACGGTGTTCCAGAAACTTCCGACCATCTCAACCCCGGTGCCCACATTTTCAAATGTGCAGTCATCCACCGTGCAGTAGTCTCCGGTGATCTTCACTGCCGGCACAAGGTTAGTGTCATCGGAATCAACAAACGTCACCCCGTGTATTGTCGAGAAGTTATTTGCCAGGGTAATCATGGGCTCATTGATGTCCTGGTCTCGGACTAGCCGGGTGGCCCCTGGACACGCCGCGTAGATATGCACCTTCTTTGTGGTGGTAATACCGCT